AAGGAAACTGTTGCAAAGCTGAATGCAGCTATAATGGCAAAGAATCGGTATGATTTAGATGCTAGCCGCAAACCCGGCAATGTTGTCCATGTCGTGGAGGGCGAATGAGTATAATTTCTGCAATAAAGGGATGGTTTCAAATGAATTTTTTCAACAGGGCGAAAGAAGAATTTCACATCCAATCCATTACATCTTCACAGATGGATGCGTGGGTAAATGAGTGTGCAAACATCTATCGCGGTGAGCCTTGCTGGCTGGATCCTAATGACCATATAGATACGGTGGACTTTGCAAAGGCTATTTGCTCAGAGGTTGCCCGTCTTACCACGCTAGGCGTTGGTATCCACGTGGATGGTTCTGCCCGTGCTGATTGGCTGCAGAAGCAGATTGATAAGATCTATTATCAGCTGCGGCACTGGGTAGAGTATGGCTGCGCTTATGGTACAGCCATACTCAAACCTAACGGAAACACTGTTGACCTGTATGTTCCCGGTCAGTTCGTTGTTACGGAAGCGGTAGACGGGGAGATCCGGGGCGTGGTTTTCTATGCTACGGAATCGGATGCAACAGGTGATAGATGGTATACCCGCATGGAATACCACCACTTTGTTGATGGCCTGTATCACATTGAAAACCGGTGCTTTATCGGATACGCCAAGGGTGAGATTTCCCGGCCTATTGATATTTCCTTAACTCCCTGGAAAGACCTTGCAGCAAGCGTTGCGATTCAGAATGTGGGAAAGCCTTTGTTTGGTGTGTTCCGTACTCCCCAGGCGAATAACATCGATGTCGATTCTCCCATGGGCCTGCCTGTGTTCTCTGAGGCGGTGCAGGAATTAAGGGACCTGGATATTGCATACTCCCGCAATTCCAAGGAGATCCGAGACAGTAAGCGCACAGTGTTGCTTGATTCTGACACTATGCTTCCTGTAGGCAGCAACACGCAGATTACCGCATATTCTTTAGAACTGCAGCGTAATGCTATGGGCCTGCCCGATATTGTACGGAATGTTCAAGGTGATGGCGTAGCACGCTTTTATCAAGAGATCAATCCCCAGCTGAATACCGAAACGAGAACGGTTGGTATCAAGGGCCTGTTAAATCAGATCGGCTACAAGGTGGGATTCTCCAACGGTCATTTTGTTTTCAATGAATCCACCGGCATTCAGACCGCCACACAGGTGGAGGCAGACCAACAGCGAACGATCCAGTTTATCAAGGATGTTCGGGACAAGCTGGAAAACTGCTTGACGGATCTTCTTTACGCGCTGAATGCGTTTGCAGACCTGTATGCGCTGGCTCCCGCCGGTCAGTATGAAACCGTCTTTGACTTTGGCGATATTACATACAACCGGGAAGAAGATCGGGCGCGGTACTATGGTCTTATGGTTTCCGGAAAGTTCCCTTTGTGGAGATATCTTGTGAAGTTTGAAGGATATACAGAGGACGAAGCAAAGGAAATCGAAAAGGAAACACAGCCCAAATTTACTACGCTTTTCAGTAGTGAAGAATAAATAAAAACGGAGGAAAGATATGGAAAAAATTAATTTTGATAGTGGTGTAAAAACTTTTAAAGTCAATGGTAGGGGTATTTTGCGGTTTAACCCTTCTGACCCTAATCTTTTTAAGCGTTTCATGGAAGCAGTTCAGAAGATCAAGGAAATTGAGCACCAGCAGTCACAGGAAGCACAGAAAATCAATATGAAAGATGACGGTGCCGTGGAAAAGTCTTTGCAGATCATGCATGAGATCGACAAGAGAATCAAGGCAATCTTAAATGATGTGTTTGGCAATGAAAACGATTTTGATGCGATCTTGGAGGGTGTCAACCTTATGGCAGTTGCAACCAACGGAGAAAGAGTAATTTCCAATCTTATGGATGCTCTGCTGCCTATTGTGGAAGCGGGTGTAGATGCTTATGCAGCTGACGAAATTAAAGCGGCTAAGAAGAATCGCGAACAGCGGAGAGCATCTGTGTGAAGGTTACAATTATAGCATTGTTTTTGCAAGGCGGTGATATTTAGTGCAGGCTGACGGACGAGTATGGATAGATACCAAAATAAATACTGACGGTGTAGAAAAAGGATTTGACCGCATCCGAAATAAATCTGAAGATCTTGCAGTGTCCACCGAAAGAGTGGGTAAAAGCATAAAGAAAAATTTCGCACAGGCAGACTTTTCTAAACCGGTTGCAAACGCAGTTCAGAAAGTTAAGAGCCTGGAACAGAAGTTAGCAGCTGTTACTTCTGAGTTTAATCTTGCTGTGGATGACGGCGACGATAAATCTGCAGAAAGGCTCGCAGCAAAACGAGTGAGCCTATACGATAAAGTGGAGGCAGCGCGTGAAAAGCTAGCAATTGAGGTTGAGGCGGCCGCAAATAAAGAGGCCGCCTCAACGGAAAAGGCAGCAGGCAGAGAGAAAAAATCTTATTTTTCCGCATTATCTGGAATAAAAACAGCGCTAAAGAGTGTTTATAAGGTTGTCGGAGGAATTAAACACTATTTCGCAGACTTAGGTAAATCAACGAGTGGGTTTGGATCGCGGCTTAAAAGCATTGTGTCCGGTGCCTTTGTGTTTAATCTTATCAGCGCAGGACTGCGAAAGATAACTGATTATTTCCAAAGTGCGATATTATCAACCAAAGAGATGCAGCAAGCAATGGCAAATCTACGGGCATCTGCTGCATCTGCAGCGGCTCCCATCGTTCAGCTGCTAACACCGGCTCTGTCTGCACTGGCTAATGCTACCGCAAGGGTATTGTCATACTTCTCACAGTTTATATCACTGTTTACTGGAAAAATCACAAGTGCGTCCAAATCAGTTTCCAAGGTGGCCACAGCTGCAACCGGAGCTGCGAAAAAAGTGTCGCGGTCAATTGCGGGATTTGATGAAATCACAAAACTGAGTGATAAAGACAGCGGCAGCTCCGGCGGCGGATCCGGTGTAGATATTCCTGCAAGCGAAAAAATTAAAGTAGAGCTTCCGGACTGGGCCAAACTAATTGCCGAGAAATTGAAAGCTGGTGAGTGGAGCAACGCAGCCACTATTTTAACGGAAAAAATAAACTCTGCTATTACTAGCGTTGATTGGTCAGCATTAGGGGAAAAACTTGCCTATGGTATAGATGGAGCATTAACATTCCTGGCGACGGCAATTTTGACATTTAATTGGACTGGGCTTGGTGCCAGTTTGGCTGTATCTATCAATTCTATACTTGAAAATGTTAATTGGGCAAATTTGGGAGTTGTACTTGGTGCAAAGTTTATTGCTGTGATTGGCACCCTTAATGGTTTGGTTAGGACCATTGATTGGGAATCTTTAGGAAATGCTATTTCCTCTTCTGTAATGGGGTTGTGGGATGCTATCGATTGGCAACAGGTAGCAGTGACATTATCGACAAGCGCTATCGGGGCATTCACTGCAATTGGAACGGCAATAAAGGGCATTGACTGGCAATTGATTGGCAACGATGTAGCACTAGCACTTGCAAGCATAGATTGGAGCGGTCTTTTCTCAGCATTGGGAAGCGGTATTGGCGCAGCCTTGAGTGGCCTTGGAGAATTCTTGTGGGGACTAATAGAGGGTGCCTGGGAATCCATAAAGGAAAAAAGCAATAAGTACACTGAAGAATTTGGTGGTGATGTTGCTTCAGGTTTTCTTTTTGGCATATTGGAATCACTGGCAGACTTGGGCAAGTGGATTTGGGAAAACATATTCAAGCCGTTTGTGGAAGCGTTTGAGGATGCTTTTGAAATCGGTAGCCCGTCAAAGTTTATGGAGCGAGAGGGCGGCTTTGTGATTGCCGGTTTGTTTAATGGTATTGTGGAAGCATGGAAAGAAATCACAAAGTTTTTTGATGATGTTATTAAGTGGTTCGGTAAGATCTTTGGAAATATTGCACAGACCGCTAGTGAAAGCTGGGTAAGTGTAAGACAAACATGGTCTGTTGTTTCTAGCTGGTTTGCGCAGAATGTAACTGGCCCGATTGGTGAAAAATTCCGGAAGCTAAAGGAAGAGATTTCCAAGTACTTGGATAAAGACACAAAGCAGGCACTTCAAGGACTTCTTGACTTTGTTACGGGAACATTTACCGGAAACTGGGAAAAAGCCTGGAAGGGAATCAAGAACTTTTTAAAAGGAACCATCAACGGTATTATCGGGTTTATAAACGGAATGGTTCGCGGCATTGCCAATGGTGTAAATGCTGTCATTCGGGCGCTGAATAAGATCAGCGTAACGATTC